CGATTGTCCAGCACCACTGAACAGGTCCCGGCTGCGTATTCATCCAACTCCCGTTGCTTGCCCCGGTTCGTACTGATGGAACGCACATCTGCACTGACATCTGTGTATGACGTGGCAGTCCCCAGGGTACTCAACCCCAGGATGGCGGTGCCCAATTCAAACCCTGTAGAACTGGCCCCGGCTGTGAATCGGATTTCAGTGGTGATTGTTGGCATTGCCACACTCATGAGGCCACCGCCTCACTCTTAATCAAGCCCCGGTTTGCCCTGGCACTCTTGTTGATGATGTCTGCAATTTGTCTACCAATGAGGATTGGGTCACCAGCAACCAGGCCATTGATATTGACAGTCACACCGCCTGTGCGATTTGCCGGGATGACCTGCTCACCACCGTGGGCAATGATTGGCACTGCCTGGCCCCTGGGTCCCCGAACAATGCCACCTGTAGCAAATGATTGCAGCTGCAAATTTTCACCAAATTGCATGTTGGGTCTGAAAGCCTGGGTTTGCGGCCCTGCCGCCCAGGATTTATACATGGCAGTCAGTAGCTGAATATTCATGCGCTGCCTGGCATCAATCTGGGCACCACGTTTCCTGGCCAGTTCTTCTTCCTTCTCGGTAGCTTTTGCAGCGCCTTCCATTTGGGTTTCCCACATGGATTTGATGCTGGATTTTGCGCTGGCCATACTGTCATCAAAATTGTCAATGACAGGTTCAATATTTGAAAATGATTCCACCACCTTGTCAGCTGCTCTTTGGAGTCTCGGAATTTTGATTTGCAGCTGTGGAATTTCAACTTTGTTGAGTCGTTCCAGGGTCACTTTGCCACCAGTCACCGCCTTGAGTATTGGCCCCACTTTGTCAATGAACATGTTGACCAGGTTGATAACTGCGTTGATGATGTTTTCATGGATGGTGGTGACAATGGTGTGGGCCACATTAGCAATCCCCTGGGCCATAGTCTCAACAATGCCAATGATTGAGTTGGCAATCTCGCGCCATTTGTCTCTCATCAAACCAATGAGTGTGATGAGTCCAGTGATAGCCAGGAATCCAACTGATACCGGACCGAAGGCCACAGCGATTGCCAAACCAACCGCAGCAATAGCCACTTTCATTTGAGGCCCCTGGTTTTTCCAGATATTCACCAGGGCCATCACGCCGTCCTTGATGGTCATCAACCCCTTCCAGAACAGTTCCAGGAACGGTTTGGCAGCTTCAAATGCTACACCTGCCATTTCTATTGCCTGTGGGATTTTCTCCCGGAGGACCGGGATGAACTCCTGGATGGCTGGCACAACAGTGGATGCCATGAAGTCAGCCAAGGACTGGAGTGTGGGCATCAATGCAATGAGCACCTCATCCTTCACTGTTTTGAGACTGGCAGTGAGTTCTGCCTGGGTCCGCATCAATGACCCGGAACCCTCCGCATATTTGGCCTGGGCATCAGCTGACTTTTCAAATATCAGCTGCTGGGTTGCCATTGCCTTTGCCTGTTGCAGTTGTTTTCCAGTTAATTCATCCATACCCATGGACATCAACCTGGTTTTCACATCAGCCTCAGTGATTGAAATACCCAGGGTCTTGAGTTGTTCACGCTCGCCCAGCATTGCTTTGGCCAGGATGTCTGACACTTCAGCTGCGGTTTTTGTACCGCCTGACCACTCAGCCAGGGCACCTGATAGGCCAATGGTCTCTGTGGCCATTTCTGCCGCCAGGTCCCTGGAGAATCCCATTGGGATGAGTAAGTCACCAAAGTTCGCTGCCAGGCCCTGCGCCTCCAAGGAAGTCAGCCCCATGGCGTTGGCCGTACTGTCTGCCCACTGTTGCACCAGGGGCAACTGGTCCCCAAACACAATTTGAGTTTTTTGCTGCACAGCTTCCAGGCTGGCTGCCATGCTGAACGCCTTGACACCTACAGCGCCCAGGGCGGCCCCTCCAGCAACTGAGGCAATGGCAAGCCCTTTGGCAGCTTGCTTCATGCTGCCCATGGTCTTGTTTAACCTGGACAGGCTTTTCTGGGCTGCCCCGGTTTTAGCCTTGACGATTATCTGGGCAACGTTACCTGTCGCCATCTGGCTCACCTTCAGTCACTGTTTTTACTATTTTCAACAAACTCACATCCTCATTCAGTAGTTGACTAGGGAGAACTCCATATCTCTGGCATAGCGTGTCAACCATTTTGCTCATAGATAACTCCACCGGCTCCGCTATGACACCGCCGTCAGGGGCTGCTGCGCCTCCAACGTGTTTGAACCTGGCGATGTCTGCCCTGAGCCGTTCTGAGGGTTTGAAACTGCTTCTGACCATTCAGTCAACATTGCTGTGGCCAGGGCAGGGGGTACCCTCATCATTCCGTCCGGTGTGGCTGGGATGCTGCCGTTGTGGTCCTCCAGGTTCCAGGACACCAGGATGTCCTCAGCAAACCTTTTGAATGCCTCCGCCACATTTTCCTCAATGTCTGAGAATTGGAGAAATGTGCCAATGCCCACGCTGCCCCGGCAGACAATTTCAGCCCCTTCATATTCGCCTTCAAATTGCAACACAATCTCTCTGGCAGGAATTACAAATGTCATGAGTTACCCCTAAACGGTGCCCCAGGCTGCGCTGCCGCTTGCCAGTTCCAAAGTGGCTGACCAGGTGAGTTCACCTGACTCTGACCGCTCGGTGTCATAGTTAGTGATGAGGCCCTCAAATGTGAATTTGGGATTTGATGATGTGTTTCCACCAACCGCATATGTCACACTCCTCTCAGTTCCCAGGGTGGAAAACACCGTGTGACTGGATGAGGCATTGAATACTCCATTGATAACAATTGAGGCATCCTTCAAAAGCCCCAGGCGCTCAACATTTGAGGAATCAATGCCTGTGACAGTTCCCAAATCCATTCCATTGTTCAGCGTTGCGCTGGTGACATCATTGCTGATATCCACCACTCCCGAACTGGCATTGTCTACTGCTAAGTAATCCCCGATTCCGCTTATTTTGGCCATTTTTCATTTCTCCATTTCTCCCGGGTCTCCCGGGTTTTATAGCCTTGCCAACATCAAAACCAGCTTGCAATCAGTGAACGTGCCGCTGGTCTTGACTCTTGCATATCTCCCACAGGCTGAACTGCTGCGCACAATTTCGTGAGTGGCACCTGTCGCACCTGTAAAGGTCAAATAATCTGAAAAGCTGACATTGTCACTAGAGGTCTGGACGGCAATGTCACAGGTCCCGGAACCCACACTAATCACATTCAATATTCCATAAGCCCCATCAGCTGAGGAGGCACTGTTATCAACTGCGGTTGAGTTCGTGGCTGATGAGTCAGTCTGTGCTGGACCGTCAGTGAGTAAGACACCCCATTCAAATGGGTAGCCATCACTGGCCTCAAAGCTCGCCACAGTTGCCACCGCGTTGCCTGGCTGCCTGTCCACATCATATGAACCTTCTTTGGCCGCGCCCCCCAGGGCCGGGTCACCCCTGGAGGTGCCCATGGTGGCAATGATGGTCTTGTCAGTTGTTGGAATCGTTCCTGAGTTTATATAAGCGGTGTGTGATGTTGCCGCATCAAACCAGCCATTGACCGTGAGGGTCGCATCCTTCACGCCACCAATCCGTTGGATTGATGAATCATCCAGGGCAGTGATAGGCAGCAATTCCTGGCTGGTAGAAAAACCACTCAGGGCACTGGTATCCCCGGACAAATCCACACCGGAGTCAAACAATCGGACACTCAAGCCTGATATTTTAGCCATCCTTTAAATCTCCATTCTCATCAACCTCTGCAATCAATCCATCCTTGAGAAGTTGTTTGATTGTTTTTGCTGATACATCTTCAAAGTCCCAATTTTTCCCGGCTTCATAGTCCGTGTCTTTCACGCTAATCCGCACCATCGCCCGATATTTGCCAGTGTCAACAAATTGGCCATTGTCTGAGCGTCGCCTGGTACTTTTCTTTTTAGTGGTCATGGTGCAATGGTCTCCTCCCCATAAATCCACACATCAAATGGAATTGTGGCTGTTCTGTATGGTTGGCCGTTTATTAGTTCCAGGGTGACAGTTGCATCCCCTGGTTTTGAATCAGTGCAATTGCCTGACAGTTGCGAATCACCCCGCAGCGCAGTTTTAATTGCCACCACCACATCCCAGATTTCCGCATCCAGGTCCTCCCCGGTGTCAGGACTCATTTGAGGTCTCCAGTAAC